TTTATTTTTGTAAAATTTTGACTATTTGCTTAATTTGTGACCTAAATCACGAAAATAGAGTAGGGGAGAGGTGGATTTTTCAAATGTAGGTATTTGAAGTAAAATGCCGGTCTATTAACTTTGTGTGTGAGGATTTATGGTGTTTGAATATAGAGGGCTGCTTGGTAGCGTGTGTTACTCTCGGGAAGATCAGTGCTTTTTCGGAAAAATATTGGGTATTTTAGGGCTTATTACTTATGAGGCGGGTAGTATTGCTGAACTGGAGAAAGAATTTCGATTTGCTGTTGATGATTTCTTACATAAATAAAAAAGAAAAGGCAAGCTAAGAGCCTGCCTTTCTGAACCGCAAACAAGCGATTCTCACACTTTACAAAGCTACCCGACTCCTATGTCCGGGGCTTCGGGTCCGTTGCCAGTGCAAGTATTATTACACTAAGACCAATTTGAGTAAAGAAAAAACCGCCCAGAGGCGGTTTATAAACTGTTTATTGTCTGTCTAACAAATACCAACATTTCTCAGCCCATGAAATTTGATACTGAACATCTTTACTGTTGATGTTTAATGAAAGAATATAGTCTGCATCCACTCTTTTTTTCTTCATTTTTTTGGCGTATGCCACTATTTCTTTTTCTGATGGTAGATTTTGTACATTTATTCTTTCTATCATGCTTTCATGACTTCCTAAGTTTGCAGCACGAGTTCTCGGTAGTTCTTTGCTGTCGCAGACTTCTTGTATTTTGTGTAGCACAGCGTAGTATAGGGTTTTAATACATTCTCTTTGTTCTGTTTCATTTGTTGATTCTGCTAACTGTTTAGCTCGGTTGTAAATATCGCTCGCCTTAATCATTATCTAGCCTCATACATCATCACAAAATTATTAAAGTGAACGTTATTTTTTCTTTCAAATTCAATTATATAATCTGTTAATTGTTCATCAAACTTAAAAGCGGAATCTACATCTGACTTTTCATCAATAAATGAATAGACAATCGTCTTATCATCATAATCATAGTAATGCTCTACATAAACACTTTTTGGATGTTGCGGAGATAGATCAGATTGAATGCCATCAATAAGTTTTGATAGCAGTGGGAGGTCTATTTTTAGATCGCGATATGCTTCAAGCAAAGATTTCTTGTTATTAATCCAAGTAGAGTAATCTTTGAGTTGTTTTGCGGGGAATTTCTCAATCATTTGCATTACTTTTTCGCACTCATTTATTTTAATTAAGTTATCTAACAAAAGATAAATTGAATGCAACATTTCAATATCTTTAACATTAAGATTCAGTATTTCCCGCGCTTGAATAAGAGCAGATACGGGGCGATACGAGTAGTATAAATCAATTGTGTAATTAAATCTAATACGAATATCACCGGGAGAAAACTTTAGTGCGGTGCGATAATTGAACTCCATGTTGTTTAGATCGCCTAGCAAGCAATAAAGCGTACCAAGTAGCGAGAAAGCCAGAGCCTTATCATCAGTCTTAGTAAGCGGCTTTAATTCATCAATAAAAGCAACGGCTCGGGCTTCATCAACATGGTTTATGTCGAATGACTTATTGCGGAAATTCACAATTTCCGAAGAGATTTCGTTAAATTTGGTTAAAGCTATTGCCCCTACCATATTTTTTCCTTAAGGTTAGTTGTTATTAAAGATCAACAATATCCAGTGTTAGTTTCTTGATCAGTTTTCCGACAAAATGAATTTGTTCTACTTGGTCTTTTTCTAAGATTTCAGGATCGTAACTTGGATTGTCTGAAATTACTTTTAGTCTGTAGCCACTTAGATACTGCAAGCGCTTGATTCTTGCTTTCCCCTCATATACAAACGCATAGATGCCGTCATCTTTGAATTCATTAACTGTCTGATCAATCGCTACTATATCACCGTGTTTTAGGCTCATTTCGGCATTAGTCGGATTGTACATGCTGTTTCCGTCGATAATCGCAATCGAGAGGTTATTGGCGGTTTTTCGTTGAAAAATCTCCACGAACTTATCGCGTGAAAACTCAATAGAACGGATTGTGTCTGGGTAATCAAGATTGATGACACCATCGCCAGCGGCAAGATGGTTATCAAGCAATGTGAGCTTGATTGAATCGGTAGCTGTCGGTTCCGTAAACTCTTTTGCCTTTGTTACCAGAGTAGTGAAGTCCTCGGAAATATCAGGATCTATATCAGATGGTTCAACACCAAGAATTGAAGCAAATTTAATGATCGTTTCTTTGCTTATAGGCTGCTTACTATTTGGGTTCATATAGTGGCTTACACCGCCCTGTGTCTTAATATCCAACAGATTAGCGATTTTAGCTTGAGTTAATCCCAAATCTTTTTTCTTTGTTTCATAAATACTTTTTAGGCGAGTTTTAATCTCGAAAAGTCTTTGTTCCACTTCGCTCATTGTATCCCTCATTGTGAACATTCCCCGAATTATATTAGCCCCACTAATAAGATCAAGAATAGTGAAAATATTAAAACTATTGAATAAAAGAAATAGTTTTGCTAATATTTCTGTATTCAGGAGGCTATATGAAATTAACCGAATATTTAGCCGAGAAAAAACTTACTCAAGAACAGTTTGCTCGGCTTGTACAAAAGACGCAGGGCTTTGTTAGCCATTATTTGACGGGTCGTTGTGAATTAAGCGCTAAAACAACATTGGCTTGGTCTGCCGTAACTAATTATTTGGTTACACCGCACGAATTAAGCCCGCACCTATACCCAAACCCGGATGATGGATTACCAAAATACCTTAGAGCGTAATTTACCAACCTTTACCCAAAAGAAAACCATAAAAACAAGGCAAAAATTATGGCAATGAAGAAAGTCATTATGGAAATGATTGAGAAGATACCGGGCGGCAAAAGTGCGGTTGCAGGGTTTCTCGGATTTTCAGAGGCGGAGCTGAATAACCGCTTATATCAGACGAAAGGGCAACGCTTTAAAAACGAAGAATTGATTGCGCTGCAACTTGAGTATGGATGCACTGATTTTATCGAGGAGCTTTGCCGAAGTGCCGGTGGTCGTTTTGTACCGGCACCAGTCGCAAGCGAATTGGACTTAGTAGAAATCTCAACTCTGCAACTGCATGAGTTATCAGCGCGCGGATTGTTGTTTGAAGCATTGGAAAGTGCATTAGCCGACGGCGAAATCACCACCGATGAAGAAGATGTGATCCGCAAATTATTAAACAAGCATTTAGCGGCGACACAACACTCAATAGAGTGCGTAATCTCGCTAAATAAACGGCAATAAAAAACCACGGCGGCAACCGTGGCTAATTACACTCACAAGGAGTTTTCAAAAGATGGAGCAATTATTAAACATCTCAACACAAAACGCAAGCACTTTGACGATGAGTAGTCGAGAGATTGCGGAGCTTACTAATTATTCACTCCCTGATTTATTGAGAAGTGAATATATGGAAAAGGCGCTTAATGGTGAATTGGGTGAAAGTGCGACACTAAACGTTGCTCTATGTTTATTAGCGAAGCTTAATGAAGAAACTATGTCTATCCATTCCCTTTGTTTTAAAGCAATTGAGGATAGCGACATTGCCAAATCAATTAAATTAGCTGATTCAATAGATTTACTTAGATCAATTGCGGCACATGCTACCGACTGGTTTAAGTATAACGAGTTTTTGTCAAAATCATTCAGTGTTTGTAATAAAGAGTTATACCACATTTGGATTGAGTTAATTCTAATTTCAACCCCTAGCACTGATAACAGAAATTCTAAAACTACAAAAACTTATATTGTATTTAACCCAACCTCGCAACTTATCAAGATAGGAAAAAGTATATCGCCTAAAAGCAGAATACGAACTCTTCAAATGCAAGCGGGATCGATCTTTGAGGTTTTGGCTCTGATTGATTCAGACCTTGAATCAGAACTTCACAAAAAATTTGCCGAATATCGAACTGTCGGCGAGTGGTTTGAAGATAGAGACGGCGTTATTCGTGAATATGCTAAGACGTTGAATTAAGAGGCGTGAATCATGAAAATCCAAAAATTCTTTTACAAAAATATTGATGTTTCATTTGATGAGAAAAATTTCCTGGACGCAACAAGTATCGCAAAACACTTTGATAAATTCGTTAAGGATTATCTTAAAACCGCACAGACTCAAGATTACATCAACGCCTTAGCTCAAAATTTAAGCGTTGGGAATATTATCCTAACGGCTAATGATTTGGTTGTCGTGAGACAAGGCGGCGCCATTCAGGGGACTTGGTTACACCCTAAATTGGCAGTTAATTTCGCCCGATGGTTAAGTGCTGATTTTGCTGTTTGGTGTGATCTTAAAATCGATGAGTTAATCAAAAACCATCAAAATCCGACCGCACTTTTACCACAAAACTACGCCGCAGCATTGCGTGAGTTGGCGGAATCTGTTGAGCGGGAAGAGGTTTTAAAACTTGAAAACAAACAGCAAGCCGATTGCATTGAAGCGATGAGCAATTACTTCCGAGCGGGAATGACCGCACCTCAATTCGTAAAAGGTCTGAACGGCGTAAATTCAACGCAAATCAACGCATTTTTACAGAAAAAGAACTGGCTTTACAGAGACCAGCGCGGTGAATGGCGCGTAACGTCTTATGCCCGTGATGTGTATATGACTGAAGAAGCTAATGAGTTTACCCCGCATGGTTGCGATCCGATTATCAAATACAAGCCCACGTTACTTAAAAAAGGTGCTGCAAAACTCTATGAGTGGTACGCAAAAGGGTTGTTGCCGATGAAAGCAACGTGGAACGGCAAATTTATACAAGAGAAGGTAGCAGCATGAGTAACGAATCTAAATTTATTCCTAATTTTTTACAGGTGCCAAATGCTGTTATTGATGAGCTACTGCCTGATTTAACCGGGGCGGAATTGAAGTGTTACTTGGTTGTCATCCGAAAAACCAAAGGCTGGAATAAAGAAAGTGACAATATCTCAATCAGCCAGTTTATGAAAGCTACCGGATTAAGCAATAGTGCGGTGATTAAAGCCTGCGAATCCCTTGTTCAATACGGCTTGTTGGTGAAAGAAAATGGGGCAA